AAATATTGGATTTTATTTTTCTTTAGATCATTGGGCGCATAGTTTCTCCGTATAGAGAGGACTATTCGGCTGCCTTCTTCTACAGTTACAATGTAGGGCAATTTTATTCCAGTTGGTTCGCCTTCAGGACCAACCTCTTCAAAACCTTCTAAATCTAAATTTACATGACACTCTAACAAAGTATAAACTGGTTCGTTCTTACCTGTTTTTTTCGTGCCATCTAACTCACGTTCTTTTTTTTCTAAATCATTTTTTTCAACATGACCTGGAGGTCCTAATTCTACATCTCTGTAGAAACCGTTGACTTGTTGTTTTCGTAATTCATTTTCTGAAATTTTTAATGTGTGTATAACTGCTTCTGCATCATCTAAACTTGTCGCCGTGTATGGCACAACCAATTCATCTGCTGGCACAAATTTTGATACGGCTCTACCCATAGGCACATCGTAATAAACTTTTTTAAACGTTGAACCTGCAAGTGGTAAATGAAATAACATAGAATCGAACTCTGCTTCGTATTCTTTCATTTCATCCATGATTAAATAATTCATAAAATCTTTAACACGAACAGCTTGTTGTTCTGTTGCAGGATTCTTAACACCTATAACTTGTGTTCTAACTGGTCCGTCTGCTGGTAGTAATTCTTTGTATGCTTGAGCTTGAAACTGTGTTACTGCCTCTGCTAACACTGGGTGTGTTGCACCACTGGCTCCTTGAAATGGTTCTGTTCTATTTTCGTATTTAAAACCAAGTAGATCTAAACCTGTAATATAAGATTGTTCCCATTCTTTTCGTGATGCTTTGTAATCCATGTAGTTTTGAGTCATCTCGTTTCCGATTGGCTCTAATACATCGTCAGGTAAAAGTTCTGCTAAATTATCAAAATGTGATTCTGTTCCAGGTATATTAATTGCACCTGGTTCGTAGTCTAAAGTTACGCCACCGTCATCTTCAGGTATAACCTCGATTGGCCCTTTTGGATCTTGTTCTGCTTGCTCCTGAACAGCTATTTCTTCTAACTCCCCTTGTGAAGGAATCTCTTCTTTGTTTCTAGTGTTCGGGAGTCCTTTGTCTATTTCTGCCATTTAATACTCCTATCTATTCCTAACATTTTTAAACGCTGCTGGCAACCCTTCATCACCATCTGGTGTCGGTCCTGATATTGGTGGAGGTCCTGATTTTTTGCCACCTGATAAACCTGCAATACCACCACCTGCAAAATTTGGTAAATAATCTGCTACAGGTGATTGTAAAAATCCACCTACTTTTTCTTGTCTTTTGGCTGCAAGATCAGCTTGATCTTTAGCAACTGCTTGTTCGACTAATGGTATTTGATCGAAAGCTTCTACTCTCTCTGGTATAACCTGTCCAGTTTTTGGATCAATAAATTGTTTTGTAACATCAAGTAAATCTCGTTCTGCTTTTTGCACCATCTGTGGATACATAAACATATCATCTGGTCCCATAAACTCGTCAGCTCTTGCATCTTGTTTTTGAAACGCCTCTGTTTTTTTAAAAAAATCTTGCGCACGTTTAATACCAGCAGTATCAAAACCCATCTCTACTGCTTTATCTAAAAAAACTCTTTTATCAGATTTACCAATTAAATTAAATGTTGCGTCTGCTATAATATTTTCTGGTGACTTACCACCTTTGTATCCCATGTATGCTATTGGTAAAGCAGCCACAGCTTCGAACGCCAAGGCTCCTGGTCCTAGAGTGCTAGTAAAAAGAGATCGTGCTGCGTTAAGTTTTCTTGCAGTGTTTAAAGTTTTAACAGCCTGTGGAGCTTTACTAGTTTGAACTTTTAAAAGATCTTCTTGTTTTTTTATATCATCAACATAAGACATCGGATCATCACAGCTACCCACTCCACCACTGCTTGCTGCAAACTTGCATTTAAAACCAAGTTTTCTTAAATTTTCAGATATTGTAATAGGACCAACTTTACCTTTTTCTGCTTGAGCTCTAACTATTTTTCTAAATTCTGCTTCACCTTTTTTAGTTAAAGTAGTTAAGTCTATTGCATCTTTTGACACCGGCATACCACCAATTTTTTTGATAATCATTGGCTCATTGCCAATTGGCAAACCATATTCATCTCTCGGTAAAGTAAACTGATTAAATCCTACATAACCTTTATATTTTTTTGGTAAATCATCAATTGCACTGTTTACAATTTTTTCTGCTTGAGCATTAAGATCATCAGATCTTTTCATGTAATCTAAAGCAAGACCTTCTTGTTTATTATTCATAGCTTCTAAAGCTAGTTTATTATTTTTTCTAATAGCAGCAGATATTCTGTTTAAAGCTTTATTAGTTTCACCACCTAATTTTGAATTAATTCTTTGGTTGATAATTAAAACATCATCTGATGTCAAAGGCACACCACCTTCAATCTGTCTTACATGATGATATTGAAATTTCCCTTTTCCTTTTGCTTTGGTAGGGTCAGTTTCTTTTAAACTAGCTTGTCTTTTTCTTTCTGCTGCAGCTTTTACCGTAGGGTCATTACCTTTAGGTGGTTCTTTTTTAAAAGAACCAGATAAATTATATTGTCTTAATCTATCTGCAATAATATTTTTAGTAAAAGGTTTGTTATCTTTTGTTTTATAATCTTTTATTATTTCTACGAATTGGTTATATGTTTTATCTTTGTTTTGATTTACCAACTTAATAAAATCATCTTTACCTATTTGATTTTTTTTAAGTTTACCACCAGGTACACCACCTGTTCCACCTGTAGTTTGTTTTTGTCTGATATTAGATCGTTCATAATCTTTTAAAGAGTTCCAAAGATCAATTCCTGTCTTGTTATATTTTTTGCTATATACTTTATTGGTTACTTCTAATTGTTTTTTAGTTGGTGGTTTTATAGGTGGTCCTTTATACCCCTGCCTTGTGCCACCAAAACCTGGTTGCACCAACATACCACCGCCAGCTTTTGGATTACGTCTGTTAAACGCGTTGAATAATTCTATTTCTTTGACTTGTGGTTTTGGATCTGGTCTTGCAATATCGGATGCAAACTTAATTTGTTTTCTGATACCTGAACGAGTCAGGTAGTCCATCATTTGTTTGTATTCTTTTGGAGTCATTACTCTCCTAGCATTCTAGCGATACCACCTGATGCATAAGGATCATAGTCACCCTGTCTTCTGGTAACCGCATCTATCATCGCATCACCACCCTCTGTTATTTTAGCAGCTTTCTCTCTTCTTTTAATATTCTGAACAAGTTCTTGCATTGTTGGTTTTTTACCTGTCGCATATTCTTTTAGTTTCGATACATCAGAATCTAGATCCCTGATACTCGTACCACCGACCTCATCGACCTCTATATCGTAATCATCAGGACCTGTTTGTCTGCCAACCGGACCCGACTCTGCTGTGGTAAATTCTGCTGCTGGTCTTGGATCTCCTTCATCAGGTAATGGTTTTTTGTATTCCATTTGCACTGTTTCTTCAAAAACATTCTTATCACTTTCATACTCCACTCTTACAGCACCATCGTCTACGTCTTCTGTAACTCGGACCACGGAACCATCATCAAGTGTTTTCTGGTGAATGGATTGTCTTTCAGCTGTTGCAAATCTTTTAGTGACATCATCACCTTCTGTAATAACTTTGTTAACTAATGCATCAAACCACTCTGGTTTACCAGCAACATCATCTGTTTTAATTACAGGAACTTGTTTTACAGTTTTACCTACTTTAGCTAATTTAAAAAACTTACCAACAATAGGCACAGCTGCCATACCACCAAGAAGTTTTAAGAAAGTTCTTCTAGTCATACCGTCTTTGAAACCAAGACGTGCTATGCCACCTTGTGCAAAATCAAAGTTGTTATCTTCATTTAATTCATCAATGTACTCTCTAAAATCATCTTCTGATTCTATACGTCTTCCGTCTTTAAGACGAACGTTATTAAATTTTCCTTCTTTCATTCCTTTTTGAAATTCTTCATTAATTTGTTTATCCATAGAAGTAATAGGTTTGTTAGATTTAGGTTGTTCTGGATCAAGATTACCTTTTGTGTATTGATCAAACATATATTCTTCATACTCTACATTGTCTTTTAAAATTTTTTTTGCAGAACCGGCTGTGCCATCAAATTCTGGATAAGCCTCATATAAATCAGGTCCATCCGGATCATTAACGTTTCCTAGTTCTACTTCTAACTCTTCAATTTCATCAGCATTTAATTTTTTATTGTCATCTAAATTTTTAAACAAATTTAATTTATACTCTTTTGATTTTTTCATGCCTTCAAATCTTTTTTTTGATAAACCTCTGTATGCTTGATCGTATAAATCTAATCTTTGTTTTGTAGGTAAATCATCATAAACTAGTCCCATTCTTTCTGCTAAGTCCTCTGCAACAAGTTCTGCATCAACTTTTCTATCGCCAGAAAATCCTGGTGACACGTTGTCGATCGCGTCATCTAACATTTTCTGTCTTGCTCTTATTCTAGCAATACCTTTTTTGTTGCCTTTTTCTAATTTTGTTTTAATTTGTGCTTCTGTTTCTTTTACTTCTTTACCACCCATAATATTTTTAGGATTTTTTATTTCTTTACCTTCAAGATCAAATACTTTTGCAGATTGTGTAGATCTAATTCCTTCTTGAACCTTTGGTCTAGACTCTATTGCAATAATAGCATTCTCAACCTGGTCAGCATTTTTTAATGATTGTGGATCAATACCACTTTGCATTAAACGTTGTGCTGTAATCTGTGTATTAAGTTCTATAATGTCTTGTTTAGGTAAAGTCTGAACTACTCCAGTTTGACCCTTCGACTTCATCATTGTTCTAATTACCCATTGTCTAATAGCTGTCAGCATTATTTTACCTTTTTATATTCTTTTGGCATCTTTGCACCTTTTGCTCGGTCTCTTAAAGCTGCTCTTTTAACTCTTGCATCTATATCGATAAAACTTTTGCCAGGTTTGCCTTTACGCATTCTTACAGCACCTTCAACAATATCTTGTTTTCTGTAGCCTCCGACGCTTGGGCCTCTCTGTGTTATTTTTTTCTTTAATTCTCTGTTTAAAATATTTATGGTATTTGGACCTGGAAAAGTTGGCTTGTCAACGAAAGCTTTTCTCATCTTAGACTTTAAAATTTTGCCCATGCCTTTTGTAATTATAGTCATATCAATAATAATTCCTTTTACGTTGCTCGACTTTTTCGTCGATATAATCTTCAGGGTGACCGATCAGACCGCCCTGTCTGAATCGCATGATTGCTTGTGTGGTTGAGTCCACAAGGTCATCATGATCACCATAAGGAAACGCAGCACACTCTTCAATAACGTCGTCTGCAAATTTCTGCTCAGGTGCCCATATCATACCAGATTCAAACAAAGGTGCAACAGCATTTACACGGGCATGCTTATCATTTCCTTTGCTTGGACTAAAGTTAACAACCGGTATATCCATCTGTCTTAACTCGTATGTTAGTGGCAAACCACTCGCTTTGGCCTCGATTATAACTGTTTCAGGTTTCCAATATTCATATTGATCTAAGGCTAAACGCCGTAGTTCTGGAAACTCGTACCTACCTTTGATAGCATCTAACAGTATTAAATTAGCTGGAGAATCCTCATTTGGATAAAAGATTCCCCATGTTGTTATCGCACTGTAATCAGCTGTCTCCTTTTTTAAAAATGCGGTATCGTATGATTGTATGACATGTTGTAATTGTGGTATCTCTTCACCAGTATATTTATTCCACCACTCACGTTTTAATATAGCCCCTTCTTCTGCTGTTGGGTTCTGCATCCACTGTGCATTCCATTTGCCCGTGGGCAGTGTTGCTTGGACCTTTTCTAATTCATCTAACTTCCAATACTCTGGCCACACAGGTTTAGCGTTCCGTGATCCATGGTCCATGATTGCTGGAAATTCGACCACGTGCCATTGATCAGCTTTCGGTTCACTTTGGTTCTTGACTAACATTCCTGTTAAATCTTTTGTAGTCCAACGAGTCATGACCAAAACTATTTTACCACCTGGTTGTAAACGTTGCCTCGGACCTGATGTATACCACTCGTACGCTGACTCCATAGCTGTAGGAGATAATGCATCTTGTTCACTGTGTGGGTCGTCAATGATTAATAAATCTGCACCACGTCCAGTGATCGCACCACCAACACCGGCAGCGAAGTATTCACCACCTTGCGATGTCTCCCAACGTCCTGCTGCTTTAGAGTCTTCTTGTAATCTTGTTTGAAAAATTTTTGTGTAATCTTCACTGTCAATTAAATTTTTTGCTTTACGACCAAAACGTATTGCGAGTTCTGCTGTGTGCGTTGCTTGAATGATCTTGAGCTTTGGATCACGGCCCACCATCCAAGCCGGAAGTAAGTATGAGGCAAACTCCGACTTAGTGTGTCTCGGGGGCATATTAATAATTAGTCGGTTTATTTCACCCGATGCTAATTTATTAAATTTATCTGCAATATGTCTGTGATGGGACCCCTCTACAAAATCAGGCCATACACATTTTACAAAAGACAGAAAATCATTTTTAGCTTTATTCTGTATCTTTTTTTCTGCGTGCATGACTTGAAGTTTTTTAAAGGTTTTTCGCACATCTGCAGGTAATTTACTTATGTCAACCTGATTCAAGTTCATGGTACCAATATGTTTTCAGTATACACGAATGTGTAAATTAAGCAATACAACCTAGAGTAGTGGGACCCCTTTGTACAAAAAGGGGGGATAGGGTCAAAGTTTATTTGTATTTTTGGATTTGGTTTGGGACCCCTGGCCCGTTAGGGCCAGGGGTAGAGAGTTAGGATGCCCAGATTTTTAGGGCGTCTTTTTTTATTAGGATTGCAGGACCGACAACAAAGTCATTACGACCTGTTATGTAGTTGTCGTTGTCGAACGTTGCTTTCCATAATGTTGTAGCCTCTGGGTTTAAAGGTAAGTTCATTAACTTACCCTCTTCATTGATAATAAGATAGTCGCCGTTAGGAAAAGTAATTCCCTCAACGTAACCACCTACAAACTCTTGAGCCTCTTTTAAACTTGGCTCATCTTTTGAGTTCTCAATGATTTTAAACTCAGATGCTTTTGTATTTATTTCTTTCTTAGTCATGTCCTATATTCTCATGGATTAGAGTTATTGTCAACCTCTTTTA